CCTAAATTATTTTTTTTAAAAAGTTACGAAATAATTTAATTATGATATACACACTAATATCAAACGGTATAATAACGGACATTAGGTTATTACAAATGGAATCTACTTAAAAAGGTAGAAAAATATGAAGATATAATTGAAGAAAATGATAATTTTATTCAAGAAGAATTAATCCGAAATGAAGCATTGTTAGAAGCATTGCGTCAAATAGATAACCATCAAATGTTTGAGAAAGATGATGATGTCGGTTCAATATTCTCATTAATAAAACAAACAATAGAAAGATACAAATCAAAATCATAATATGCCAAGAGCCAAAAAATCAAAACAGTACTTTACTAAAGATACGGAAAACGCAATTATAGAGTATAATAGTTTAGAAGATAAACGTATAAAGGATAAAATCTATAAAGAAAGGATACAACCTGCTTTTTCTAAATTAGCAGAGATAGTTTATAATAAATGGAAATTCACATACTTTGATGACCAGCCGGAAGATGTAATGTCGGAAGTTGTTGCTTTTATGATTGAAAAGATTCACATGTATAGAGAAGGTAAAGGAAAAGCATTTTCATATTTTACCATTGTGGCTAGAAATTATCTTATCTTAAATAACAACGCCAACTATAAACGATATAAGGATACAGATATAATGTCTGGTATGCCGGAAAGTTGGGATACAGAAAATAATTTTAGAGAAGAAGTTCGTAATGATGAACATCGTACATTTAATAAAAGAATGTTATTGTATTGGGATAAACACCTTGAAACTTACTTTACTAAAAAAAGAGATATACAAATTGCAGATGCTCTTTTAGAATTATTCCGTAGAGCAGAATACATTGAAAATTTTAATAAAAAATCCCTATATCTTCTTGTTAGAGAAATGACAGGCCATCCAACACATTACATTACAAAGGTTGTAAATAAAATGAAAGAAAAGCAGATGGAGTTGTATAATGAGTTTGATAGAGAAGGTGATATAAAAATATAAAATCCTATTATTTTATAATTATAGTCAAACAAAACGATATTTATGGGGTCAGAATTTCAATTATTTGATGGTAAAAATTTATCATCCCTATTCAAAGACATATACGAAAATCAAATTAACAAAAAGAAAAACATTTCTGAACTGATTGAATCATTACGTAAACTTATACGTAATGTAGGTGAGGCAACTGTTATAGCTCCTATTATAAAAGACCTTATTGAAGTTTCCGTTAAGAATGATGATCATTTAATTAAACTTGCAACGATTGCTCAACGTCTTGCCGCTGCAGAAGCTAAGGGAATCGGTGAGGATGGTTGGTTAAGTGAAGCAGAGAAGAATCAATTACTTATGGATATGGAAGATACCATCAATGCCGTTGAAGAAAAGAATAAAGAGAAATTAACCGATATTGAAATTGAATTGGAAGATATAAAAAAGAAACTATAATATTATGGATGAAAATAACGATAATGGTTTAGAAATATTTTTAGCTAAAGTTAATAAAGTATATCTTACTCAAGATTCTTTTGGGGAGTTGGATACAAAGACGGATAATGTTATTTATTATAATGATAATAAATCATTTGATACAAAAGATGCCCGATTTTTAGGAGCAATAGAATTTTCTAGATCAGATTATAGAAATATTGAAAATTACGCATTTCCGTTTGATAAAAACAATTTAACATACCCAATAATAGGCGAAACTGTTTTTGTAATTAAAAATTCTAATGAATATTATTGGTTACCATATACCGTAACACAATATCCAAATTATAGAGAAGATTTTAAAACAACATTAGCTGGTCAAGAGTTAAAAATAAAAGATACTTCAACCAATTCAACAGCGACAGATTATAGAGATAGTAAATCCGTTCCAAACCAATCCGGTCTTAAATCCGAATCAAATCCACAAAAGAAAAAATACGAAGTAAAAGAAAAAATTAAATTCCTTAAACCAAAAGAAGGCGATACTATCGTACAAGGTAGAGTAGGAAATACTATTAGATTTTCAGAGTTCTTCCTAACAGAAGATGGAAAATCATCTAGTCCTTCTATATTCATTCGTAATAAACAAAATGGTGAGCTTGATTCAAAATCAATAGGTACATTGGTTGAAGAAGATATAAACAAAGATGGTACATCAATCTATATCGTATCTGAAAAGGTTAAAGTACCATTTAAAGAAACAATAGAAAAACAAAAAGTTGGATTCAAAGAATATCCCAACTCAACAGATTTTACAGGAGATCAATTATTTATAAATTCAGATAGAATATTATTATCTTCAAAAGCAAAAGAATTTATTATATTTGGTAAAGGAAATACTGGAATAATAACTGATGGTAATTTCTCAGTTGATGCTACAAAGGATATTTATCTACATAATGAAAAAGATATTACCATACATTCCAAAGGAAGTAATAAAATATTTTTAAATTCGGATAGTGGTGGTAAAATATATTTAGGAAAGAATAGTGGTGAAGGTGATGCTGGCGCAGATGTACAAAAAATGGTATTAGGTGGTGAGTTGGTACAATTATTGAGCGACCTAATTGATGCTATAACACAGCAAAGTTATTTAACACCATCAGGTCCTTCTGGTGTTGGACCAGTAAATGATCCTGCGTTTAATGCAATAAAAGCCAGAGTTAAAACAATATTATCTGCAAGAAACTTTTTAAGTAAAACATAATGTTTTCAGCATTTAAAGCAACAATGCTACCACAAATGCAAAGTTTGGCGTTTGGAAATAGTATAGAGAATTGGGCTAAATCATTTGCTCAATCATACGATATTGCTATTAGGTCTGGAAAAACAACTGTGACAAGTATTCCAATAATGCAGGGTAATCGTTCTGCTATGGAGTCTATGTTAATCACTATATCCAAACAAACGGCTATGTCACAAGCTGGCTCATTACTACAAAACATTGGACCGGCAGTTATATCATATTGGGCAGGAGCTCAATTAATGCTTATACCACCACTAATTCCATGTCCAGGTTCCATAGCAAATGTAGCAGCAACAAGTGCACCCGTTATCAATCCCGGAACATGGACACCATTACCAGTTCCACCAAATAATAATCCAATGACATTTTTGAATGCATTTGCAACAGCTGCAAGTATCCATCTTACAACCGTTTCTGGTATACATTTTTGCGTTTCCAATTATCCAGGCATACCTGTCATAGTTGCACCGGGTGTACTTCCTTGGACCGGTTATATGGCAATCTAATACAAATTTAATCTTTCAATATTTATTAAAAAGTATTTTTATGAAATCTGACATTTTAGTAGGACTAATTAAAGAAGTAGTCAAAAACGAAGTGAAACAACAAGTTAAAGAAGAATTAATTAAACTTGTTAAATCAGGCATTGTTACAGTAAACAAAGAAAAGCCTAAACAACAAAGTAAATCCAATACATCTTTGCGTGAGATGACTGAGTTTGCACCAATTGATAAGAATTATAAAACTGTAACGGCCGATAAAAAACGTGTAAAAGAAATAGTTAAAGACCCTATATTGAACGAAATACTTAATTCAACTACACCATTTACTTCTGCACAACGTGCGGAAGCAGGAGCAACAGGAGGTAGTATTTTAGATGCTTTACAACCATCAGTATCAGTAGAAGGTGATTGGGAAACGATGGATTATAGACAAACTAATTTGCCTCAAATGCAAAATAACATACAAGAAGATGATAACCCAGCAGTAGAGGCGCTTACAAAAGCTTTGACTAGAGATTATACGGAATTGGTAAAAAGATTCAAATAAAATATGGCAATTAATTTAGGTAATATAAAGAAGGATGATTTAGTAGAAAATGCTCATAAAATTTTGGGGATTGCAATAAATCGTGCTTCAAATGCCGGCGGCCCCTTTGCCGTAAATTATACAACACTAACGCAAGCAAGATATAATCTTATTAATCTTGTCTTAACAAAAAAAGGTGAACGATTGGGTCAACCTGAATTAGGGTGTGATATATGGCGTTTATTATTTGAACCAATAATTGATGGTGATATTGATAGTAGAGTTGAGAGTACAATAATGGATGCAGTTGCACAATGGTTACCATATATTCAAGTAAATCAAATCTATTTAGAATATACAAATGAAGATATAGATAGAAATGGATTTACAGTTGAAATAGATTTTTCATTAGCAAATAATCCAGCTATATCTGATTCAGTAACAATAAATGTAAATAACGAATAATGGCTATAAAAAGTTCAAAGAAATCCTGGGGTTCTAATAGAACAATAGATTACGTTGGAAAGGATTTCGGAAAATTGAAACAAAATCTTATTGATTTTACAAAATCTTATTTTCCAGATACATACTCGGATTTTAATGAAACATCTCCTGGTATGATTTTTATTGAGATGGCCGCCTATGTAGGCGATGTACTATCGTTTTATCAAGATGTACAATTAAAAGAATCCATGCTCACACATGCTACGGAAAGAAAAAATATAGTAGCATTAGCGCAGGCTATGGGCTACAGACCCAAAATTTCAACACCAGCTGTAACAAACTTAACTATATATCAATTAGTACCATCAACAGGAACAGGTATAAACAATAAACCGGATTCCACATATTTCTTAAAAATAAAAGATGGTATGGAAGTTACGGCAACATCAAATTCAAATGTTGTTTTTAGAACGGTTGATTCTGTTGATTTTGCCAACCCAACTGATAGGGAGATTACGGTTTATAGTAGAAATGAAACAACGGGTGAAACAGATTTCTATTTGATTACTAAAAAAATAAAAGCAATTTCAGGAAGAATAGTTCAAACAAGTGTTTCATTTGCAACAAATGATACCGATTATCCAACATTTACATTATCGGATTCAAATATAATTGAAGTATCATCGATATATGAAAGTGATACAAATGAGAGGTGGTATGAAGTTCCGTATTTGGCACAAGAGAGTATATTTGTAGAAGTTCCAAATACAAATGCAAATGGTGAATTGAGTGAATATGTTGAAAGTACACCATACATATTAGAAGTACAAAAAGTACCAAAAAGATTTTCAACAAAAGTAAATTCAGATAATACCATAGATATTCAATTTGGTAGTGGTAATAATGCTGTTAATGATGAGATTGTATTGCCAAATCCTAAAAATATTGGGCTAGGTCTATCTAATTCAATTAGTAGATTAAATACACCAATAGACCCATCAAACTTTTTAAAGACCAGTACGTTTGGAATAGCACCTGCAGGTAAAACTTTAATTGTAAATTATTTAGTTGGTGGTGGAGTTGAATCAAATGTTAATACGGGTGATTTAGTTACTCTACGTAGGTTGGAATTTGAAGAAGACCTTTTATCAATTTCAAATCAAACATTGTATAATACAATAAAAGGCTCCGTTGCTGTTGAGAATTTAGAACCAGCAGTTGGTGGTAGGGGTTCGGAATCAATTGAAGAAATTAGACAAAATACATTAGCAACATTTGGTTCTCAAAATCGTATAGTAACAAGGCAGGATTATATTGTTAGAACATTAAGTATGCCGGAAAGATATGGTAGTGTGGCAAAAGTATATGTATCAGCCGATCAAGAGGCCGATAATCAATCAGCATCTTCTGTATTATCTAATCCAAAAATTTTAGCAGAATTTACAAACTTAGTTGATAAATTAAAAAATCTACCTAAAGCAGATATTCAAACTGAATTAGCTAAATTTATAACCAATAAAAAATCGGATGTTATTCAAAATAATAATCCATTTGCTATTAATTTATATATGCTATCATATGATGTTAATAAAAAATTAACTGTTGCTAATAAAGCAATTAAACAAAATACAAAAACATATTTAGGAGAATATAGAATGCTTACCGATGCGGTGAACATAATAGATGGGTATATTGTAAACATTGGTGTAGATTTTGACATTATTATTTATTCAAACTATAATAAAAGAGAAGTTTTAGCAAATTGCTTAACAGAAGTTGCTTCATATTTTGATATAGATAATTGGACATTTAATAAACCAATAAACATTTCTGAAATTGAATTGATATTAGCAAATGTGGAAGGGGTAATGAGTGTACCAAAAGTAGAAATCTCCAATTTATATGGACAAGATTTGGGTTACTCAAATAATAGGTATAATATAGAACAGGCTACTGTGGGTAAGATTATTTACCCATCATTAGACCCATGTGTATTTGAAGTAAAATATCCTAACAAAGATATAAAAGGCTGTGTATTATGATAAAATTTTATAAAGCATCCGCTGATGCATCAATTTATTTACAATTGCCCAATCAAAATACCGGATTAGATGGTATTTTAGAAGTTGGAAAATTCTATACAGGTACTACAAAAGAATTGTATAGAACCTTAATAAAGTTTCCTACAAGCGATATTAGTAGTAGTATTTCTTCAAATGAAATAACTGGTAGTTGGAAAGCATTTTTAAATTTAAAATCAGCTTTTTCAACCGAGCTCCCACTCGATTATACATTGTATGCTTATCCAGTATCTCAAAGTTGGACAATGGGTATTGGAAAAAAATACGATTATATAACAAACGAAGGTGTATCTTGGCAATATAGAGATGGTGTAAACTTGTGGCAAACGGAAGGAGCGACTTGGTACACATCATCCGCCGCATCGCAATCATTTAGTTATTCAACCGATGATATTCGTATGGATGTAACCAATATAGTTAAATTATGGATAAGCGGTTCAATAGTAAATGATGGATTTATTATTAAAAACGATACAACATCTGAGAACGATTCTCTGAATTATGGTTATGTAAAATTCTTTTCAAAAGAAACGGATACAATATATGAACCAAAATTAGAAATAGTTTGGAATGATAGTAACTTTACTACAGGTAGTTTATTACCCGTTACGGGTTCAGCTGGTGATGGTTATAAAGTTGTTTTGACAAACTTAAAAACAAAATATCCAAAAGATGCTCTAATACAACTTAGAGTTAAAGGTAGAGATTCATTTCCATTAAAATCATTCGGAACAACATTCGCATACGACCAATCAAAATATTTACCAACTACTACTTATTATCAGTTAGAAGATTATGTAACAGGTGAAGTTATATATCCGTTTGGAGAATATACAAAAGTAAGTTGTGATAGTAATGGTAATTATTTTAATATAAATCTGGCAACTCTACCAATAGGTAGAACTTATGAATTAAAAATTAAAATAGTTGAGAATGGTATATCAACAATAATAGACCAAAAATCAATGTTTGAAATAGAATACTAATGGGAGCATCAACATCTTTAGAAACAATTGCAGAAAAATTAGAGGAAAAAAAGAAACTTGAACTTGAAGATATACTTCGTGTATCGGGTTCAGCTGCCATTACTAAAAATGAATATGGTGTAACAATTGTAGATGATAATGTTGCGGCATCTTCTCTTATATTTAAACCACTAACAAAATCAAAATACGATAATACTGAATTAGTTAAGGCAATAAATGTTAATGTTAAAGAGTTAAAGCCAAATATACCCGTTGCTAAAAAAGACCTAGTTCCAAAACCACTATACGATGAACAGGTTACATTAAACGCCGATTTAAACAAAAAAATACAGGTATTAAATACAACCATTTCCACTTTGAATGGACAAATTGCCGATTTAAAAGCGCAAGTTGATACAGAGGTTAATAACAGATTAAATATTGAGCAAAGTAATGATGGTTTAACAAATCAACTTGCAACTCTAACAAAAACAGTTGAAGATTTTACAAAGCAAATACAAAGTGCTATTCAAAAATCGGTAGATGAATCAATACTACGAGCATCACTACAAGCTCAAAATGTTGGATATAAGGCGCAAGTGGAAGCACTGATTAAACAAATAGATTCTCTAAATTCAATTATAGAAGGATTACAGGCTCAATTAGGAGCAGTACAACAACAACAGACTATACAGAACGCAACTCAAAATATAGCATTTGCTTCCGGTGGTGAGGTTGTTAATGATGTTGTGGTTGCTAAATTAGACCCAAAAACACCTGATAATATTATTAAAGGTGTTATAAATAATAAAAATGGTGCTTCTAGATGGGAAGGTGGTCAAACAATGGAATTTACAAACAATGATAAACTACCTGTAAATGTTAGTTTAATTGTACAAAATCCTGGCGGACAAAATTGGCTTGTTAGTCCAAAAACTCAATTCACCATTCAGCCTGGCAAAACAGAAAAACTTTCATTTGGATTAAATGTTGGTGGATGTTAAAATGGGAAAAGAGATAAGAGTACAGGATATCCAGGTAAACTAATTGTAAAGGTAAAACGTGGTGATGGTTCTGAAAAGCAAAAAGATTGGAACACTCAAATTGATATTAGACACACTAAATCGTATTAATAAATTATGAGCATTAAAAAATATACAAATTTTGAAAAGATAAATCTTAAAAATGATAATGAGGGTAAGTTTCTTAAAGAAAAAGATAATGTCATAATTTCAAAGTACGAAACATAAGAAGCCGACTTTGGTGATTGTGAATACGATGTTATGGAAGTTTCTGTATATGATATTAATAATAATTTACTCCCACATTCTTCAGGAAATAATGTTGCTTATATAAAAGCAGAAAATATTAAAAGATACCTATATAGTTTATCCGTACCAAATACAGCATTGGCAGATGGTAAAGCTAAAAAAGAATTGGCTATAGATGCAGAAACTCTTCTAAGTGATTTAGGATTTATAAATGGTATATTAAAAATCAATATAAATTTTGTAAGAAATAGAGTTGGTAGTGAAAATGAAATCAATAGAGCTTGGATTCAAGAAATATCTGCAACACGACAGGAAATACGAATACTACCCCTTAAAACAAAGAATGAGTATATAAATCAAATGAATGAAAAAGAGTTTAATAATTTACAAAACTTAAATAAAGATTTTAAATATTATAAAACATCTATTTTAAATAGTTTGTATTCTTTCAATAATTTATTTCATACATCGATTGGTTCATACTTAGAAACGCAGTATGGTACGGATTTTTTTAATATACTACGTACTGATTTTGGTCTTACGGATTTTGATAAATTTACAACCAGAATATATGATGATTTTACAAAATCAGTTGAATACTATTTAACTAATAAAAATTATGATGTAACCGAATCAAATTTTGGTATGAAATCCAGAGAAGAAAGATTTGAAGATTGCGGACAGTATGATTACAATATGTTGATTACAGAAATACAAAACATATTATTTAAATGTATTGAACATAATTCTTATTTCTTAAAAAGACGTGATTTCGGAATACAAGAAACTCCTGTAGAATTTATTGGTGTAACTTTACCAAATGTGCAGGTTGAAAATCAAACTATGGTAAATTTGGTAGTTAATCCAAAGCAGGCCGATGTTCAACCCAATGAACCTACACCGATAGTAGTACAACAGGCACCAGTTGCTCCCGTAATTGTACCACCGAAGGCAGTTGTACAAGTAGTCACACCACATTTCCAATATACTATAAAAAATACCAGTAGTAATCAAACTATGGTATTCACATTTACGGATGTGAGTGGTGCAACTGTTAGTAAAAATCTATCTCCTGGTGCAACATTTACTGTATGTGCTTTGGAGGATTCTGTATCCCCAAATACCTTCCCAATTGGAATAGATGATGGTGTACCAGTTGCAACTGCTAAAAATGCTGTAGATATTCCGAATGTGTATTGGACTATTACCAAAATGAGTGCATGTAATACATTGGATATTAGTAGTACCTCACCAAAACCAATTACTCCTAAACAATCTACAACTCCTGTCACAAATAATACTGCAGCAGGTACGAGAACTGTAGTACCACAACCATCGACGAACTCAGGTTGTTTCGTTGAAGGTACAATGGTTACTCTTGCTAATGGTACTAAATTGGCAATTGAAGAAATTACAACTCAAATGGAAGTTCTTACTTGGAATGAAGATAGTGGAAAACAAGAAGTTGGTGTAGTTGCAAATTTAATAAGACCTATTAGTTCAAATATAATATCAATAGAATTTGGGGATGATATGGTTGAGTGTACAGCAGAACATCCATTTTTTGTAATTGGAAAAGGTTGGGCATCTTACGATCCAACCCGTACAGATATACATCATAAAATGCAAGTGCATAAATTAGAAGAAGGTGATTTATTATTAAATTCTAACAATGAAACGGTATCAATTCATTCAATAACACCAATAAATGTATTAGTTCCAAAGATCGGAAGAGCACACGTCTGAACTCCATGAACATCACGAACTCGTATACATTCATCTGCCTGACAAAA